CAAGGACGGCGAGATTGTTCGGACCTTGAATGAGGTTGAGCTATTCGATGTGTCGGTGGTGACGTATCCCGCCTATCCACAGACAAGAGTTGATGTGCGGGGGCTCGACGTTGCCAAGCGCAGCTTCGAGGAATGGGTCGAGTCTATGACCCCGCCGCTTCCAGATTTTCAGCTTATGCGGCGCAAACTTGAGTTAGTCGCCGCATAACAAAACCCCGCAAACGCGGAAACGTAAGGGTCGCATGGTGCGACCCTTTTTCATGAAAGGAGCCAGAGATGGCCGACCTGAAAACGCTCCGCGAGCAGCGGGGCAAATTTATCAATGACGCGCGTGCGCTCGTGGACAAGGCTGAAGCCGAAAAGCGAGCGATGACCGAGGAGGAGTCTGCAAAATACAATGAGCTGTTTGGAAAGGCAGATGAACTCCGCGATCAGATCGGCAAAGAAGAGCGCCTGCGCGATGCCGAGCGTGAGCTTGCCGAGACGGCCGAGGTGGAAGCCAGGGCCGCGCGTGAGCGGAACGACAATGGAGACGTAAAGGGCGTCGAGAAGGCCATGGAAGGTCTTAGGTCTTGGCTGAAAGGCGGGCCAGGGACCGAAGAGTTCCGCGCGCTCTCTGCGGGCGTGAATACCGAAGGCGGCTATCTCGTTGTTCCTGAGCAGTTCATCAACATGCTCATCAAGAACATCGACGATCAGACCTTCGTTCGAACCAAGGCCACTGTGATCCCGATGCAGAACGCCGCATCGATTGGCGTTCCTACCCTTGATGCCGATCCGGCCGATTGGGATTGGACCACAGAGCTACAGACCGGCTCCGAAGATTCCACTATGGCCTTCGGCAAGCGGAAGATGCAGCCACATCCGTTGGCAAAGCGCATCAAGGTCTCGCGTCAATTGCTCCGCACCGCGGCGATGCCGGCGGAGCAGATTGTCATTGACCGGCTTGGGTACAAGTTCGCCACGACCATGGAGAACAACTACCTCACCGGCAACGGCAATCAGCGACCGCTTGGGCTGTTCACTGCCTCGGCCGATGGTGTCCCGACGACTCGTGACGTTGCGACCGACAACACTACCACGTCAGTCACAACGGATGGCCTGATCAACGCCAAGTTCAGCCTCAAAGGTCAGTATTGGGCGAACGCGGAATGGCTGTTCCACCGTGACGCGGTGAAGCAGATCGCCAAGCTCAAGGATGGCAACGGTCAATATCTCTGGCGCGAGTCTGTTCGTGCTGGCGAGGCAGACACATTGCTTGGGCGCCCGGTGAACATGTCTGAGTTTGCTCCGAACACGTTCACGGCCGGGCTCTATGTGGGCATGATCGCCGACTTCTCGCATTATTGGATCATCGACTCGTTGCAGATGCAGATGCAGCGGCTCGAGGAGCTGTATGCCGAGACAAATCAGGTCGGCTTCATCGGCCGATACGAAGGCGATGGCCAGCCCGTTCTTGCGGAAGCTTTTGCCCGCGTCACGCTGGCGCCGTAACCCGGTCGGAAAGGAGAACTTCAATGAACCCGACTATGCTTAAAGACGTCGATATTCGAGAGGTCGAAGCGCCAGTCGCAGCGGCATCGAGTACCGATAACAACTCTGACATCATCGACATGGCTGGATGGGAGGGCGTGATTTTTGTCTGTCCCATTGAAGACAGCGTGTCCGGTGGTGTTGCAACGCTCAAAGTCGAGCAGAACACGGCCAACTCGGATTCTGGCATGGCGGCTATTGCCGGTGCGAGTGCCGCGGTTACGAGTGGCGCGAATGATGACCTCAACGGCACCCTTTTGGTGGTTGAGGTTTACCGTCCACGCGAGCGATATGTGCAGGCGGTTCAGGTTTCTGCGACTCAAAATATCGCATTTGGCACCATGACCGCCATTCTTTATGGCGCTCTGAAGATGCCGATTACTAAGCACGCAACCGTGTCCACTCGTGCCACGGTGACTTCGGCGGCTGAAGCGTAGCAGTTGGAGCGGGCTTCGGCCCGCTTCCTTTTTCTTTCCTCAACTCCCAAAGCGCACAGCGCTAGAGGTGCGAGCCTCGCAGCAAAGGAACTCCTATGGCAAACGCATCATATCAACCGAAGGTATATCGCGAGCAGGGCGGCAACAGGCAGGTCATTGCCTCCGGTGGGTCTCTCGATGTCGAATCTGGTGGCGAACTAGATTTAGAATCTGGTGGCGCACTCAAGATTGCTGGTACTGCCGTCACGGCTACGGCGGCGGAACTGAACGAGGTATTTTTGCAGGTCTACGTTAACGACCTGTCGGCTGAGCGCAGTTATTACATGGTCTCGCCACATGCCGGTACGATTTCGGCAATTAGATCAGTTGTGGATGCAGCGGTTGCTACGGCTAATATTACATTGACGTTTAGCGGCCCAGGGGGTTCGATGACCGGAGGCGTTGTAACAATTGCCACGGCGGGGTCTGGTGCGGGTGACATCGACACAGCCACGCCAAGCACCAATAACGTGTTGACTGCGGGTCAGGCCATCAGCTTCGTTGTGACGGGCGGCGGCGCTGGCGGGACTCCTGGCGGGCACATTGTTGCGACTTTGACGAGGTAATCGGCCATGTACGTCGAACGCCAAACGGTCACGCTCACAACGGATGCTTCAGGTGATGCCACTGGATATAGCGGTGTTGTTACTGGTCATGTTATCCAATGCCGCTACGTCAAAACCGACTTTGCGGATGGTGTGGACTTCACCATCACGTCAGAGGCGACCGGAGAAACGATATGGACTGAGACCAACGTCAATGCGTCGGCAACGCGAGCTACAAGACAACCAACGCATTCTACTGCCGGGGTTGCTGCTCTGTATGCGGCCGGCGGTACGGCGGTGACTGATTCTGTTGCCATTGCCAAGGATCGGATCAAGGTTGTTGTGGCGAGCGGTGGTAACACCAAGACTGGCACCATTCATTTCCTCATAGGGTGAAGCCATGAAAATCAAAATGCTCGCTCTTAGTGCTGGACCTCACGGATCATACCAGCGGGGTGCGGTTGTCGATGTGCCCTTGGAAGAGGGGCGCGCCATGGTCGCTGGCGGATATGCGGTCGCTCTCGTGCCAGAATACGAGATGAAGGCGAGAGTTGTTGAGACGGCTACCGTTACTCCGATAGAGGTGCGCGCCAAGCCAAAGACCAAGTGGCGCCGCAAGGCTAGATAGACAATGTACCGTCCCGTCCTTGTCACCGCTCCCACGGACACGCCTGTTAGCCTGGAGGAGGTTGCCGCGCAACTACGCGAAACCTCTGAAGATGAGGATGAGCGTTTAGAGGGCTTCATTGCCGAAGCGGTCGCGTATCTTGACGGTTGGACCGGCATTCTTGGGCGCTGCATTTTTACCCAGACGTGGCGGCAGGATTTTGACTGGTTCAATCAATGCCTCCGACTTCCGTTGTTCCCCGTCGCCTCGATAGCGAGCGTAGAATACATCGACACGAGCGATGTTTCCCAAACCATCTCAGCATCCGACTACGCACTGCTTCACGACGAGACCGGCGCTTATGTGCGGTTCGATGCTGACTATGCCTTTCCGTCCGTTACGAGTGAGAACGGGCCGAGGGTGAAAGTGACCTATGTTGCAGGGGAGGCGATGCCGCCAGCCGACATCAAGGCGGCAATGCTCCTATACGCGGACATGCGCTTTGATGGTGACGATGATCGTGACAGCAAATGGAACGCATTTCATAGGTTGATTGGGAAATATCGCAGGATCAAATTCTAATGCAATCTTGGAAGCTGGACCGAAGGCTTACGCTTCAGCGCGCCACGATCACCTATGACACCATGAACAATCCCGTCGAGACCTGGAGCACGCTAGCAACGGTATGGGCGTCGAAAGAAGAAATCAACGACACCGAACGATTGCAGTCTAGCGAAAAGGGTTCTGCCATCACGGTGAGATTTCAGATTCGCTACTCGGTGCGCGTGTCCGATCTCAATGCCAAAGATCGCATCAGCTATGGCGGACACACCTACGATATTGTCGGCGTCAAAGAACTTGGGCGGCGCGAAGGGCTTGAGATCAGCGCCATGACGCGAGGCGATGTTTGATCCATGGAAGAGGCGATCGTTGCCAAGCTCCTCGCCACGAGTGCCTTAACGGTCCTCGTTGGACAGCGCATTCATTGGGACCAACGTCCGCAAGGGAGTTCGCTTCCAGCCATAACGATCTTCGTCGTGGATGGGGCGCCCCTCTATACCGATGAGGGATCGGCCGGACTTCGCCGGATGCTCATTCAAATCGATTGCTGGGCAAAAAACGACGGCGGCGTGAGCGGTAGCACCAAGGCAAAGCTCGTCGCGCGCGAGGTCATCGCTGCGCTGTCCAGTGTGAGTATGACGCAAAGCGGCATCGAGTTCCAAGGCGTGTTTTACGAAAACACCATCGACACAGACGAACAGATGCAAGGCGGCGAGATCATCTATCGCCGCATCTTGCAATACGAACTCTGGCATTTGGAATAGGAGCGACAAGACATGGCAGGCGCACTCGGCCGAGAATGCACATTTACCTGGGGCGGCACTACGATCCTTGGGGTTAGGGAAAAGGGCGTCACCGTCAACGGTGAACCCGTCGATATTACGACTGGCGAGGATAGCGGATGGCGCACGCTTTACGCTACTCCCGGCGAGAAATCCGTTGAGCTGAAAATCAGCGGCTTAATCAAATCGAAGGCGTGGAAAACTGACTTCTTCGCCGTGAACCTTCAGAAGGCGGTTGTTCTGACCTACCTCGACGGCGGCGTGATCGCAGGCACGTTCCACTTGGTTTCTGTCGATGACGGCCATCCCTACAAGGATGCCGCCTCGTTTGACGTGACGCTTCAATCAACCGGCATCATCACCTACACGCCATAAGGGGATAGCAAAATGACCGCACTTTCTATTACCGCAACCGCTGTTGTCCCGGTCGCCGTTCCAACCCTCGGGACGGCTGCTACTCCGGTTTACAAATATGGAACGGCGTTAGCCGCTATCACTGCGGGGCAGTCGGTTTACTCAGATGGTTCCGGTGGCATCGGCTTATTCGATGCCGACAGTGC